TTCATAATGACACTCAATTTGGTTTAAAAAAGATTGCTGAACCTATTGGTACCATTCTTGCAATCTGTCCTGTCACAAATCCAACATCCACCGCGATTTTTAAAATATTAATTGCACTAAAAACACAAAATACAATCATTGTTTCACTACATCCACGATCTTCAAAGTCTACTGTAAATTTATGTGAAATTCTTTTAAAAACTGCAGTTAATGCTGGTGCACCCAAACATTGTATTGGATGGGTTGAAAACCCAACATTAGAAAACATCAATTTTTTAACACATCATGACAATATTTCCATTATTCTTGCAACAGGTGGATCGGCGATGGTTCGTTCTGCGTACTCCAGTGGCAAACCTGCAATTGGTGTGGGTCCTGGTAACACACCAGCCATGTTTCATTCTAGTGCAAATATAAAACAGGCGGTTCATCAAATTACGATGAGTAAAACGTTTGATAATGGCATGATTTGTGCATCTGAACAAGTTGTTGTTGCAGAAAATAAACAAATGGATGAAATTTTAAAAGAATTTACAAAACAAGGTGCATATATTTTAAAAAGTGAAGAAATGCGTTCGGTTGCTGATTTACTTTTTGTGAAAAACAAAAATGGACAGTTTGGCATGAATCCAGATATTGTTGGAAAATCTGCCATTCATATTGCAAGTATTGCAAATATTAAAGTTCCAAAACACACAACATTACTTATTTGTGACATACACAACAGTAATTTGACATCATTATTTGCACATGAAAAACTTTGTCCAGTTCTAGGTGCAGTGCGTGCCAATGATTTTGATCAAGTTTTGCAATTTGGAAAAATTATTCTTGAAAATGGTGGAATGGGTCACACTAGTGTATTATTTATTGATGATAATGAAACAGAATGCATTACAAAATGTTACAATACCATGCCATCAGGTCGTTCTCTAATTAATATGCCAAGTGCTTACGGTGCCATTGGTGACATTTATAATTTTAAGTTAATCCCATCATTAACACTTGGTTGTGGAAGCAAAGGTGGTAATAGTATTCCAGAAAATGTTGGTCCACATCATTTGCTAAATATTAAAAATGTTGCTGAAAAGCGTGAAAATATGCTTTGGTTTAAAGTTCCTGAATCCATTTATTTCAAGAATGGGATTTTGTCCACAGCACTTGTTGATTTACTTGAAGCTGGTATTTCACGTGTTCAGATTATTACGGATTGGCCCATGAAAAATCTTGGTTATGTGAACATAATCACTGATATTTTGCACGAATATAAAATGGACACAAACGTATTTGTTGACATCACACCAGATCCTACACTTTCATGTATAAAAGCTGGCATTCGTGACATGAAATCATTCAAACCAGATTGTATCGCCCTGGTGAATACATCCGTCGGAAACACGATTATACTTTGCAAAATGCCAGCCACGGTCCGGGAGATGTGCTGCAGAGGTCCCAATCGCGAAACGTCAATATTAGAATTGCTAATGGAAATACCTCCGTGTCACGTCGGAATGTGATGTTCCGTAAACTCTGCGAACCGCGCGTGCCGCCTGATATCATATCCTGCGTTGTGTCATAGATAAGATCAGATTTAATTTGTACTAATACGATGTACGAAGGCTGCGTACTAGATATGATGTACGTAGCGGTACGAAAGGTAAGAAAGGTTCTTACCGAGCCGCTTGCGGTACGTATCTATGGACACGTAGGCCCTTACTAGATAGGGGCGGAGGTGACGCGCGTACGTGACTGGGGGGTAGCCGAAAGGCGGACCGGCACGTATAAAATACTAAACGCTAACGCGTATGTGTTTCACTTTTTCACTTTAAGAAAACTCTAACATAAAAAAACACAATGGTAAGAGATTTGGAGTATGAAAAAAATAACATTGGATATGACGAACAATATCCACAAGAAACAGGTGGTGGGATAAAGTGTAAGAACTATGAAATATGTGAATCGATTCTACCATCTTGGTGGTATGAATGTAAAGGACAATACTTATGTACTAATTGTGATATGATATTCGGTACTTGGAGCTGTCCAGAATCTAATGTCTTTAAAACTGGAAAAGGTATATTACCTATCGTTAATGACACCGAATGTCCCATATGTCTTGAAAGAAAACGATCAGTCACACAACCCAATTGTGAACATACACTTTGTATCGAATGTTTAAAAAGATGTTATTATGGAGATTGGTCAGGTGCTCCTGAATTTCCATATTCCAAAGAAGTTGAAGACCTCTATGATATGGCTGATGAAACTTATGATCATATAAAATGGAAAACAGATTACCCGTTGATTGAAACATGGGGTTTAGAATATGATAAATGGGAAACAGATAGGATGTATAACAATGACAATGAAGAATACTTACAATGCTGTCCATTATGTCGTAAATAAAAATATTAAAAGTATTTTGTATTTAACTTGAAATTGCTTCACGATAAATACATAATACCTCCATACCACGTAGGATTGCGAACCGCGCGTGCCGCCTGATATCCTATCAGATATCCTGCGTTTCCGTAGATACGATCAGATTTAATTTGATACTGTACCTCTTCAGATATCCTGCAGTAGATTTTAAAGATCTTTACATTCGTTTTATGGATATTCGTAAACGCATCATTCATTTCCCAAACAATGGAAGTTTAATTAAAAAGTTGGTTTGCATTCCAACTACATCTGGTACAGGTGCTGAAGTGACACCATTTGCTGTGATTACAGACGACACTGATAAAAACAATGTTCGTAAATATCCAATTGCAGATTATAAATTAACCCCTGATATTGCAATTGTTGATCCACAATTGACAATGACCATGCCAAAAGGACTGACGGCATCCACTGGACTTGATGCTCTCACACACGCATTGGAATCGTATGTTTCAGTGTTTAGTACAGATTATACACAAGGTTTGTCATTGCAAGCAATTAAACTTGTTTTTAATAATTTGGAAACAGCTTATAATTTTCCAGACAATGTTGATGCCAGATCAAATATGCATAATGCATCGACGATTGTAGGCATGGCATTTTCAAATGCATTTTTAGGAATATGTCATAGTATGGCACACCAATTGGGTCACATGTTTGGAATTCCACATGGAATTGCAAATGCAATGTTAATCACATATGTTATTGAATATAATTCTGATGATCATCCCACAAAAAGAACTGCATTTCCACAATATAGTTATTATAAATCCAAAGAACAGTATGCTCATATTTCACGTGCATGTCATTTTGCAACAAAAGCAGATTCAGATAATATTGCCGTTCAACAACTTGTAGAACAAATTACATATTTAAAACAATTGGTTGGTATTCCAAAATCAATTCAAGAATATGGAATTTCGGAAAAAGATTTTTTTGAAAAAATTGAAACAGTGTCTATTATGGCATATGATGATCAATGTACTGGTGCAAATCCTCGACATCCGTTAGTTAAAGAAATTCAGGAAATACTTACCATGGCATATTTTGGAAAATAAGTTGACATTCCCATTTCATCAATATATATACAACCATCATAATCATCTTTTTTCCATTCATGATTTAATTTATTTGATGACAACTTGTTTGATAATTGCATGATTTCACTATGATGCCATATGTCCGTAAAGCAAACAAAAAGACTCCTGCATACAGCAAGCGAAAAAATTATAATAAACGCCGTAATTTCAATAAAACGGTTGCTACAATCGCTAAGAAAGCTGTTATGCGCGTAGCAGAAACGAAACATGTATTTAACAATTACGGGGCGATACCTGACAATTTATATCATAATACGCCAGCAAAGTTAGGGGACCCAGCTAAACCCAACCTGCTTGTAACTCGTCAAGGGACCCAGGACGGTTCTGGTGTAGGTGCATACACTGCTCGTATAGGTGACAAGGTAAACCCTGTAGGGGTAAAGATCTTCTTGACATTCAAACAACCCTATGATCGACCTAACGTTTTATATAAATTCGTCATCCAGAAGACACGTGGAGACACCAACCCTGTCATTCTTCCATTCGAGGACATAACCGGTGTAAAGGTTATTGATAGTATAGACCCTGAGAAATCTGACGGACAGATTGTATTCAGTCGTAGCTTCACAGACCGTTCTATGAACTGGTCACGACATGATTCTACATTGAATCATAATAAAGAACTTACATTTGTAAAGACCTTCTGGGTTGACCTGCGTAAGTACAAGAATTATGCATACAGTGGAAACAATGAGACCGGGGGTCGTGATTTTAACTTAATTCCATGGCTTATCGCTTACGACTCATTCGGAACACTCACTACAGATATCATTGCATCGTACAGATTCGCATACAAGTTTTATTTCAAAGACATGTAAGCGGCGTGTGAGTAGCGGAGCGTAGCGTAGCGAAGGCGACCGAATAATTTTTTCTTTAGGGAATGAAAAATATGTGTAAGAAACTGGCAATTAAAATGTCTGTCTCTAACATATAGAGACAGACAACAGACACGGATGACAGACATCACAGACAAACATGATACTAATTGTACTTGGATATTTGGTGATTGCAAAACAGAAGATATGTCTGAGGCATATAAAATTATAAAAAAATATAGGGATGAAACAAAACCATATTATGTTTGTAAGGAATTAGCAAGTGAAAAGGGTGAACATATACACTATTTATTTTGTACAAAGAAGATTATAAAAGCAGATTCAGTAAGTACTTTCGCAAGAAGAACTAAATCATCAGAAACAGGAACACTTGCATTTGGAAATGTAAAGGATATAGGGAAGACTATTAGATATATGTGTAAAGGATATATCAAGGGTGAACAAGAACCTATTTTTTTAATTAAACCATCATCATTTGACCCCCTTGTGTATTACAAGGAAATGAAAAAAGCAGTAGAAAAGAAGGAAAAGAAATTACCATTCACTGAATTGGTAGTAGAAAAAGTAATGATGATGTCAGAAGATATCCGGAAAAGCAACAATAGAAAGCGAACAGTGTTATTGATAATCTTAGGGATGTATAAAAAGCATATTAAAGGATTTGATAAATTTATAGTAAAACGGATATTGAATATTTGCATGTTATTGTTAGAAGATTCCTTTGAAGAAGACGGCTATCAGAATGAAATGATTGATAGTATATTAGGGAAAAATTATAATAAACGCCGTAATTTCAATAAAACGGTTGCTACAATCGCTAAGAAAGCTGTTATGCGCGTAGCAGAAACGAAACATGTATTTAACAACTACGGCGCGATACCTGACAACCTCTATCATAATACGCCAGCAAAGTTAGGGGATCCAGTTAAACCTAATCTCCTCAGAACCAGTCAGGGTGCGCAGGACGGCGCGGGAATAGGAGCTTACACGGCTCGTATAGGTGATAAAGTAAATCCAGTAGGTGTAAAGATCTTCTTGACATTCAAACAGCCATACGATCGACCTAACGTGTTATATAAATTTCTTATACAAAAAACTCGTGGAGACACGAATCCTTCCACTCTTCCATTCGAGGATATTACTGGCGTCCGCGTGATCGACTCGATCGATCCTGAGAAATCTGATGGCACAGTTATTTTCAGTCGCAGCTTTACAGACCGTTCTATGAACTGGTCACGACATGATTCTACATTGAATCATAATAAAGAACTTACATTTGTAAAGACCTTCTGGATAGATCTACGCAAATACAAGAGTTACGCGTACAATGGAAACAACGAATCCGGAGGTCGTGATTTTAACATGATTCCATGGCTTATTGCTTACGACTCATTCGGAACACTTACTACAGATATTATTGCATCGTACAGATTCGCATACAAGTTTTATTTCAAAGATATGTAAGACACCGCCGCCGCACTACACCACACCGCACCGCACACACACACACGCGGACACACACACACACGCACACACACACACACGCACACACACACACACACAAATTATATACTGCGCGAAGCGCCCATGCACATCTGGCGGCACTTGTTCCAGATGTTCCAGATGTGCATGGGCGCTTCTATTAAAAAAAAGAAGTCTCTTCAGTATTACAGGCTTGCCGCCTAAGAGACTTCTCGGGAGTCATCTCGTAGATCTCCCATCGATCCTTGGACAGTAGATCCATGATAGGTAGGACGTTAGTAAACACCAGCACCTGTGGACTATCAAAACGCTTCTTACGGAAGTGGTAGCGCTTATCATAAGCAATACCGTTTTTGATGCTCTCTAGGCCAGCGTAGAATTCCGATAGTTTGTCCTTTTTCATGCCACGTGGCATATCCACGATGTAGCATGGGTAGGTTTTTATTTCCATTACGCACTGCATTAGGTCTTCCATTTGTCTAAATGGAGGCACTTTATAGGCTAGTCCGCGGTACTCTAAAAATTCGCAAAGCATGGATTTTCCATTATTTCCGTGTTGGTCATAGATTAATTTAATTGACCTATCATCAATGCTCTGAGTCAATCCTATAATTTCTTTCTGCCAATCATATAGCTCGTAAGTCATGAATTGTTTCAACTGTCTAGTCAGCACTTTGACCTCGTCAGTGTCACGCCAAGGGCCATCAACACGTGTATCAATAATGTCTTGATGAGTCAGCGAATCAGCTTTGAGAGTAAAGTCGTAGGTACAGATAGGGCTAGTCATTGTTATATATATACCAGTTTATAATATATACGGATATTTTCTTTAAGTACATTTTTTAAAAAAAAAATGTTTTCAATAGATTTTGATAATGTCCATGTATTATAAATGCCTTGTGTATTTAAACAATTTGTGTTGTTTCCTTGTTGATGTCTTATTATCATTATTTTATTTCCAGTTGGATAATGATCACAAAACATTTGAAACTTGAATATATTTTATTATTATATTCATTAAATGTAATGATTGTTTTAAAAGATATTCCTATAATGTGTCATAAAACATTGAAACACAAACATAAAATAAATAAAATAAATAAAATGAAGCAACCAAAATTAACAATGAATATAAAAAAAGATAATAATGATAAAACTCTTTTTAAAATTGGAACAGAAATTATCAATGATTCTTTAATGATTTCTGCCGCTCATTTACAATCCGGTTCGTTGCTTTCATTTGAACATTTAAGTCAAATTTCCATTTCATTGTTAAATGATGTGTGTATTAATTTATCCATGACGACATCATTAAGTTCTGAAAAACCTTCGCATTTCTTTTCCTTTGGTGATTATTCAATGTATCAACGTTTTATGTCTTTGTATGATAAAGCGGTTATATTTAGTTTGATTGGATTCATGTCTGGATCAATTGGTTATGTATTATTTAAACAATTTGAATACATTAATAATGTTATGCTGTGGTTGACGTATTTATCTATTTTTTCAAATATACGTTATCAAATTGTTTCTGGTTTGGAAAGAATATATGATCATTATTATTTTATTATTTTTGTTCGATTGATAAATAATTATATTGGTGCGTGTATTTTTATGTGGTGGAAAACAATGTTTTAAAATTTAATTAAAAAATTTTTTTGTTGTATTACAATGGGATTAACACAATCAACGTTTAACTCATGTGGTTTTGCTAAAATACAAAATGTTGAACTGAGTTCTTTTAATTATGATTATTTTGTTGAATATTCTAATGT